CGGTGCTTACAATTCAAATCCAGGTTCATTTGATAACATTGAGCAACTAGTAATTAGCATTCTCGCAGCATTACCAGCAGGTTATGTAGTGGGAGATATTAAAAGACCAACAGTAATGCAAGTAGGAGCATCAAATCTACTAGTTGCAGATATTAGCGTAAGCACTTATTACGCAGAAGGAGCATAATGGCTACCACAGTAATCACTGGTCGCGACCTAGCCCTAACAATTGATTCAAAGTCATATGATGCACAGGCTACTAGCGTTACTCTAACAAACTCACCAACCATTGACACTTATCAGACACTTGATGGCAAGGCTTACAAGCACACTGATGATCAATGGACTCTTGCAGTTGAAATGCTTGCAGACTGGGGAGCGCTTAACTCAATTTGCGCTGCTCTTTGGACTGCTGCTGAATCTGCACCAGACACAGTTCTATCAGCATCAATCACTGCAACTTCAGGCGTGGTTTATGTTTGTGATGTGCTTCCAGTATTTCCAGCAATTGGCGGTGCTGCACCAGGAGCGCAAACAGTTTCATTATCATTCACAGTCGTAGGCACACCAGCCCTAGACTAATAGAGAAAAGAGAGCAGAGAGCATGAAGTTACCAATCACAATTGAATATAACTCAGGCGATAGCGCAACATTTTATGCGCAACCACCTGAGTGGGCTAAATGGGAAAAATCAACTGGCAAGATGATAGGTCAGGCGCAGGAAGGTATTGGAATCTCCGATCTAATGTTCCTGGCTTATCATTCCATGAAGCGTGAAGCGGCTGGAAAGCCAGTCAAGCCTTATGAGATTTGGATGGAAACCATTTCAAATATCGTAGTCGGTGATGATGACCCAAAAGCCATCCAGAAGGATCAGTCCGCAGAATAATTATTGATCTAGCCATAAAGACTGGCATTCCAATGTCAGAATGGGTAGATGCGGATGATGTCCTTACTGCTATTGACATATTGAAGGAGCAAAATGGCTGACAAAGTTGCTTATTCTTACGATAAGCAAGATCTCAGAGCCATTACTCGCGCTTTCAAGGCAATGGATGACGAGGCTATTTCAGAAGCCAAATCAATCTCAGGCGGACTGGCTTCAGCATTGGCGGAGAAAATCAAGGCTAAGGCTGCAACTCGCACTTTTGCTGGAGCATCCGCACGCCGCATTGCTGACGGAGTTAGCATTTCAAAGTCTTCAAAGATTGGTGAATTCTCTTATGGTTTTGCTCGTCAGAAGTATTCAGGCGGCGGAACTACTCAGATGCTCTGGGCAGGTATGGAATTTGGTTCAAACAAATATAAGCAATTTCCAGACTGGTCAGGGCGTTTAGGTCGCGGCTCACGCGGTTGGTTTATCTTTCCAACATTGCGTGAAAATCAACCAATGCTAGTTCAGCAATGGGAAGAATCATTTAGTAAGATTTTGAAGGAGTGGGATTAGTGGCTGGTAATAGAACGCTTAAACTCTCAATCCTTGCTGATATTGATGATCTTAATAAGAAGTTAAAAGCAGCCAATGCAGATGTTGAAACCAACGCATCTGGCATGGAAAAATTTGGCAAGGCTGCAAGTGCTGCATTCGTAGCAGCCGCAGCCGCAGCAGGAACATTTGCTACTAAATTAGCAATTGATGCAGTTAAAGCCGCTTCAGATTTCAGCGAAACTCAATCTAAGATCAATGTAATCTTTGGAGAATCTTCAAAAGAATTAGCAAAGTTTGCAAGCACTGCTGCAACCTCATTAGGTCAGACTAAGACTCAGGCTCTTGATGCCGCAGCCACATTTGCCATCTTTGGTAAATCAGCAGGTTTATCTGGTCAAGCCTTAGTTTCATTCTCAACAGATTTCGTCAAACTGGCTTCAGATTTAGCATCATTTAATAATACCTCACCAGATGATGCAATCCAGGCTCTTGGTGCAGCGCTACGAGGCGAATCAGAGCCTTTGCGCCGCTATGGTATTTTGCTTGATGATGCCACTCTTAAAGCCAAAGCAACCGAAATGGGTATTTATAGTGGCACAGGCGCGCTATCTGCTCAGCAAAAGGTGTTGGCTGCTCAGCAAGTCATCATGGCGCAGACTTCATTGCAGCAAGGCGATTTTGCTCGCACCAGTGATGGTTTAGCCAATACTCAACGCATCCTTGCAGCACAGTTTGAAAACACAAAAATTGTGTTAGGTGAGAAACTTCTCCCAATTGTTTTAGATGTAATTAAATTCTTTCAGACTAATCTTCCAACTGCAATCAAGATTTTCCAGGATGCTTTCAGCCCAATTGCTGATGCTATTGAGCGCAATAAGGCTTCATTCCAGGCATTTGGTAAATTGATCATGGAATATATTGTGCCAATTTTGGCGGTTTCATTCGTAGCAGCATTAAATGTTGTTGGAGAAGTCGCTGGCTTTATTGTTAATATTATTGGCAAGGTTGCTGGAGCAATCACCACAGTGGTAAATGGAGCAATCAGCGCAATCAATGTCTTAATCAAGGCGTATAATGCAATTCCATTCTTACCAAATGTTTCAACGCTTCCTTCTCTTACTGCTCCAAAAATTACAGTTCCTAGCGTAAGCACTAGCACGCCAAAGGTTTCAGTTCCTACGATAACGCCACCTTCAGCCACTCCACCAGCAACAGGATCAGGCTCTGGCTCAGGTTCAAGCACTTCAGGAGCAACATCTGCAACCAGCCTTAGTGCAGCGCAATTAGCAGCAATTCCGACATCAGGTTCTGCTGCTGGAACTGCTGGAGCAGCAATTCTTTCATCTATTCCAACTCCGACAAATACAGTCACAGTTAATATCGGAGTGGTTGGAGATCCAGAGAGCGCTGCTCGCACAATTACCGACATAGTTCAACAATCCATTGCACGCGGCACAGGCGGCAAATTACTTAATCCAGAGTTGCTATGAGTATCTGGACACCTGAATGGAAATTGACCATTGATGGTGGTCAGGAATTCACTAACCTAACATTGGCTAATTTGACCATTACTTCTGGTCGCACCAATATCTATTCTCAGCCTTTGGCTGGTTATGCCAATTTTCAGATTCTCAATTTTGATGAAGTTGCTATTGATATTGATGTAAATGATTCAGTTAATATCTCCCTAAAAGACTCATCAGGTGATTTCGTGTCTTTATTTGGTGGATATATAACAGACCTAACACAATCAGTTTTGACATCTGGCACAGGCGGAATAACGCAGACTATTACAGTGATTGCCACAGGCGCGCTCGCTAAATTACAGAAAATGAAAACTTTGGGTGTATTGAGCAAAGACCAGGATGGAGATCAGATTTATTCCATTCTAGAGCCTCTTCTATTTAACCAATGGAATCAGGTTGCTCCTGCTCAAACTTGGGTTTCTTATAATCCAACAGTAAATTGGACTAATGCTGCCAATAGTGGCTTGGGTGAGATTGACCGACCAGGTGATTATGATTTAGATGGTCGTGCTTCAAGTCAAACTGATGTTTATTCATTGGTAAGTCTTTTGGCTACTTCTGGCTTGGGTTATTTATACGAGGATGCTCAGGGTCGCATCTGCTATGCCGATAGCACTCACCGCAGCCAATACTTAGCGGCAAATGGCTATTTTGAACTTTCAGCGAATAATGCTTATGGAGCAGGAATTCGCACTTATAAGCGAACAGGTGACTTGCGCAACAATGTCACAATTAACTATAAGAAAGACCAATCATCCAGCGTAAATGCTCAGGATGCTGATTCCATCTCTCTCTATGGAGAACAGGCTTATTCAATCAATACGACCTTAGAGAAGGTTGCTGATGCAACCACTCAGGCTGACTTCTATTTAGGACTTAGAGCCTATCCTCAGGCTCAATTTGACCAAATTACATTCCCAATCGCAAACCCTGAAATTGATGATTCAGATCGCGATAATTTACTGAATGTATTTATGGGGCAACCAATCAATCTAATTGATTTGCCAAATAACATGGAAAATGGAATCTTTCAAGGATTTGTTGAAGGCTGGACATTTAGGGCTGGATATAACTCATTAAGCCTGAGCCTCTACATGTCACCATTGGCATTCAGCATTCAGTCTATGAAGTGGTCAGATGTTTCTGGCGCTGAAACATGGAACACAATCAATACCAGTTTGGAATGGATTAACGCTACAATAGTAGCCTAAAGGAGAAATATGGCAACGACTACTAACTTTGGGTGGCAAACCCCTGATGACACAAATCTCGTCAAAAATGGCGCAGCAGCAATGCGAACTCTTGGAAATTCCATTGATACTTCTTTTGGCGATCTAAAGGGTGGCACATCTGGTCAAGTGCTATCAAAGGCATCTAGCACTGATTTAGACTATACATGGATTGACCCTAATCCTGGTGACATCACAGGAGTTACTGCTGGCACTGGTTTATCAGGCGGCGGAACATCTGGCACAGTTTCAGTTGCCTTTGATTATGGCGTTGGCAACCAGTCAGTTGAAAATGCGCAAACTGGCACTACTTATACATTGGTTCTAACTGATGCTGGCAAAATGGTAACCATGTCAAACGCTTCAGCAAATACTTTGACAGTTCCACCAAATGCAGATGTTGCTCTTCCAGTCAATACTCGCATTGATTTGCTTCAATATGGCTCTGGTCAAACCACAATCGTGGCTGGCTCAGGAGTCACAATTTATTCATCTGGTTCTAAGTTGAAATTAACTGGACAATACTCAGGTGCAACTCTTTGGAAGAAGGCAACAAATATTTGGGTTCTAGTTGGAGATCTAGCCTAATATGCCTCTAGCACCTTTAGGATTCTTTGCCAAACCAGCACCAGCGGTTGCACCATCTTCTGTTGATTATTTAGTCGTAGCGGGCGGTGGTGGTGGTTCATCATCAACTGGTGGTGCTGGCGGCGGTGGTGGTGCTGGCGGTTTCAGAACTGCAACTTCCTTTGCTGTTTCTGGCTCTTTTACCGTGACGGTTGGAGCAGGTGGTTCAGGTGCAGCAGCGACTTCTGCAACTAAAGGTTCAAATTCTGTTTTATCTAGTATTACCTCAACGGGTGGTGGTTATGCAACTCAAAATGGAGATGGAACCACTGGTGGATCAGGTGCAGGTGCAAGATTAGGAAATGTTAATTGGTCTGGTGGCGCTGGAAATCAAGGCGGATACTCACCTGCTGAGGGCAATAATGGCGGTGCAAATTATTATAGCGGTGGCAGTGCTGGTGGCACTGGCGGCGGTGGTGGTGCTTCAGCGGTTGGCGGTGCTGGAACTGCAACTGCTTCAGGAAATGGTGGTGCAGGAACTTCATCGACTTATAGCGGATCATCAGTAACTTACGCTGGCGGCGGTGGTGGTGGATTATATTTGGTCAATTCATTAGTAACTCGCGGCACAGGTGGCACAGGTGGCGGTGGCAATGGTGCTACTAGTGGCGGAACTGGTGATAATGGAACTGCAAATACTGGCGGCGGTGGTGGTGGTGGATCTTATACAAGCAGCGCGACGAGTGGTGGTAATGGTGGCTCTGGAATTGTTATTTTGCGTTACCCAGACACAAATTTAGATTTAACTTCTATTGGAGCTGGATTAACTTATACAAAAACAACTTCTGGCGGTTACAAAATTTATCAATTTACTGCTGGCACAGGAACGGTTACAGTCTAATGGCACATTACGCATTTTTAGATGAAAATAATGTCGTTACTGAAGTAATAGTAGGTAAAGACGAAAACGAATTATTAGATGGACTTGCTCCCGAAGAATGGTATGGCAATTTTCGAGGACAAAGATGTGTAAGAACTTCATATAATGGAAAAATTCGTTACAACTATGCTGGAATAGGTTATTTATATGATCCTATTGACGATGCTTTTATTGCACCAATTCCATGCAACCATAATGAATTAGAATTAGATGAAAACAAGCGCTGGATATGCACAAACGCGGAGCATTTAATTGAGTATCCAAAAGGTTCTTAAAGCAGTTCCGATGAAGCCATTTTTAAGTAAAGCGGCCAGACAACTTAGAGAGCAGGTTGATGATGCTTATCCAGATAGAGATCGCAAATCGGATGGTTGGATAGGAGATGCAAAGCATGCAGCCTCTAAGTCCGACCACAATCCAGATTCTGCCACAGGTGCAGTTAGGGCGATTGATATTGATTCTGACTTATCAAAGCATAAATCAGAAGCAAGTTACCTTGCTGATCAAATACGACTATTTGGAAGATCTGATAAATCAAAGCGTATTGCGTATGTCATCTATAACAAGAGAATTGCCAGCCCAATCTTGGGATGGCGGTGGAGAGCATACAAAGGAATAAATCCGCATAAGAGCCACATACATATCAGTTTTACAAAGGCTGGAGATAATGATGGTTCATTTCTAAACATTCCACTATTGGGGGGTAAATGAAAATTAAGAATCCAAACCTATTATTGGTTGGTGCTTTCCTTGCTGCATGGGCTAACTCTGAATTTGCCCTAGACTATAAAAGCGTATTGCTAGCAGTGCTTGCTGGAGTTTTTGGTTACGCTACACCTAAGAAGTGAATCCTGCTGACTGGGTTGCAGTTGTCGTAGGCATTTGCACAGTAACTGCTGCATTTTTAGGAGCAGTTCAATGGTTAGTAAAACATTATTTGGCAGAATTAAAGCCAAATGGCGGTGGATCTATGAATGACCGCTTAGTGCGTGTTGAACGCCAAATTGAGCAGATTTACGAGCATCTTCTGAAACAATAATCCAATGACCACACTGATAGCAGTTCAGGGTAAGGGATGGGCATTAGTGGGTGCTGATAGGCGCTCAACTGATGAATTGGATATGCCAGTAAGAATGGCAACCAGTAAAATCATTGAGAATAATGGTTATTTAATTGCAGGTGCAGGTTCAGTTCGCAATTGCAATGTTTTGCAATATGCCTGGACTCCACCAAAGCCAGTAGGCGCTCCAGATGTTTTCTTTACTAGGC